GCTTAGGCTTGCTTTTTTTATTTTATGCCTAAAGAAGATTTTAAAGTTTATTCTCTTAATAAGAAAGAGCTCATAAACAGCTTAATGCAACACAATATAGTTAAGAATATAAACTCTAGAGTTTTAGGTCCCAGAGCTCCAGCTGAAATGCTTGCGCTTTTCTTTCAGCTAGGAAAAGCAGATAAGCAGATAAAAATGCAAGGAGCTATATATGATGGTGCTGTATCGACCAACGCTGAGCAATTTCAAGTAGACGATTTACCTATATATGTAGGGGGTTCGTGTTCAGTATATCCTCGTGTTGATAGATCTGATGTTGTAGTATCTCTTAGATACGGACCAATAGTAGCAGAAGGAGATGTCTTCTTAAGAAGAATTACAGATCTAAAAGGAGCTCCTTTATATGTTGGGGGAGATCTCAGAATAGTTGATGCTCAATCTCTTGAAGGAGCGCCTTTGTACGTGCGAGGCAGTATTATTATAGACAGTCTTACTAAAGATTTATCTTATCTCAAACCACTAGAGAATACGTTTTGTGAAAAGGATCTAATTATAGGAGAAGCGAGTAATTCTTCTCCTGAAGAAGTCTATTCTAGAGATGTATGCGACCATATTAGCAACATGCTACCGCTAGTACAAGGAAGCGTACTCGATATCGCTCATATACCTGATGAGGATTATGATGATGAAGAATAATATCTTTTTTTAATTTTTATGTCAAAATATAACCCAGATACAGAGCTTAATATTGGAGGTGCTAAAATATACTATCTTGATAGTGCAAAGCTTGCTGTTAATAAAGAAATACTTGATGCTTACTATCAACTAGTAGTTAGAAGTAGTACCTGGAGCAATAGAGTAGACTCAAATAGGTCTGATACTGATGCATTAGATATCTTAATGAGAGTCCTAAGGAGAGTAAACAGACCTATAAAACTGTATGGCTCTACTATATACACCAATAAAGTAGAGCATGGATCTACTCATTTAGATATAGATGATGTACCTATGTATCTCCTTAAAGGAAGATATACAGTATATTACGGAAAAAGCACTCAGGTTCAAGATGTCGTAGTATCTCTCGAAAACGGCCCGATAGTGGTACAAGACTCTGTATCAATAGTATCACTTGTTAATAATCTCAAAGGGAGTCCATTATATGTCGGTAAGAGTTTCACTACCTACAATGCCACGTCTCTTGAAGGAGCCCCTTTATATATAGGACAAAATGCAATGATATATGGTTCTAAGCGAGATTTATCTTATTTTGAGTCGCTAAAGAACACCTATATTGGAGAAAGTTTACTTTTAGGAAATCCTGATGGAGACAAGATATACAGTGTGAGAGAATGTATGGCTATTAAAGACATGCTACCTCTCCTTCAAGGAGATGTCGAAGATATATATGACCTCTCATACTTTATAAACTAAGATGAATAAATTAGATTTTTAATTTTATGCCATACCGTGACCCAGATGCAGAATATGAATACGAAGAGGATGACTCTATGTGGGATTCTTTAAAAATACCAAGAGGTAGCTTACCTGACATAGGAAAAGTAGAAAAAATTAACGGAATAAATTTAGTCAGATTCCATAATCTTATGAGCTTGTATAAGCTATTTCCTAACAGACGGCACACCAACGTAGATTTTGCAGGTACCGTCTTCGATAGCACTATAATAAATGCATATGAACCCGCTTTGGGCATGGCTCCTATTATAGTACAACAATCATACACGATAGATCCTCGACAAGACAACCTATTAAACAGCCCTGTAGCAATAGGAAGTAGTCTGCATCTCTTAGATAACTATGCTATTACTAGTCTGAAAGGTATACCTGTTTATGTAGGTGAGCTGAAAATAGCAGATTGCTCTCAACTTAAGAAATACGATTATTTACCAGCTTATATACATACTGAAGCAGCAGTAGATTATGTGCCCAGTATAGCAGAAGACTTTGCAAATACATTTGTAGGAGAGGATTTACATGTATATATAGGTAACTGGATGAGATCTAATGGTATGTCTATGGAGCAATCTAACATTACTAAGTTTGCTAATGAGGTTACCTCTATGATGAAAAAATCATTTGAGGAAAGAAATAATCCTATAAATGTCACTATACATATGTATAGCTAATACTTTAACAATATGTTCAATATATATAAAACTGACGGTAGACCTGTTAATGGGCCAGGCAAACTTAGACAACATCCTTCAATGGATTTAAACCTGCATATCATGAATGTTATATCCAACAGGCTACCTTCTCTATCTTTTGGTAAACCTGATCCCCGTCATCACAATCTTGGTGTAGTCTATGATCAACGAGCGCAAATGGCAGGTAGGATGTCAAAATTAGATAGTGCACTATCTATATTTAAGAATCTATTATACTCTGACTTTAATATAAAAGCGTATCAATTAGATATAGCTCCTGCTGTACTGGATGCTACATACAGTATATATCAGGATCAGCTTGATACACAAAAAAATAAACGGTTTAACATATCCCAGTCGCCCGTCTGTATAGTAGACAACTGCGAGCTATTTATAGACACACTTAATTCTCTAGAAGGAGGGCCTGTGTATGTAGGGGGTACATTTCATTTAGTAGGGGTGAACCCGGCAGAGAATAATTATGACCCTTTTATATTAAGTAAGTCTCCGCTTAATATATCATCTCTTAAGGGTGCTCCTTTGTATGTAGGAAAACAATTTGATATAAGAAACACAAGAATAAGAAACTGTGAGCACGCCCCTCTTTATATAGGTCATGCAATTCGCATATCCAATAATCCTGAGCTAGAATCTCTTAAAGGTCTACCAATTGTCTCAACACGTTCAATAGAGGTTACTGACTGTCCCAAGCTAACTACTAGTGGCTTACTTGAAGGGCCTAAAGATATAGGGACCCTCGAATGCGATGCTATACACTTCTTCGGTAACATAGATTCATCCGGCTCTGCATATGAAGAATTTGGAAGCAAGTTAAGAGATATGAAAATTAAATACTTAAATCTTCAATCTTCTTTCTCTTATATAAAAAAGCTGCTTAATACTCTTCATACAAAAGCTAGTAATGCTAGTAATAGAGATAAATCAAAGATAGAAGAGCAAGTAAATATATTGCAATCTATAATTAAAACTGCACAGGTAAAAACTTCAAAACTAACATACCGAGGTGCTAGTGCTGTAAAGTACGGAGCTGCGTCAATACCTAAAGAATCATACTCTTTAAATGTTAAATCAGTGAGTATAGATATACTCTTAGATTTATAATATATACATAATATGTTTAATGTATACAAAACTAATAGTGGAGAGATGGGAAGTACATATGCTCTAGATCTAGGTACATATGTCTCTCACACTGTATATAATCGGATTCCTTCCTTGTCTTTTGGTAAGAAACCTCATGATATATTATATATATCAAATCTTGTATCAGGTCAGCTACGAGCTAAATCAACAGCGTCAAGATTAAATAGTTCTCTTTATATATTTAAAGACTTAGCATATGCTGACTTTAATATAAGAGCTAATCAGATAGATATAGCCCCTGTTATACTTAATGCTACATACAATGTATATCAGGATACACTGAATTACCAAAAAGATAACAGATTTAATATATCAAAATCCCCTGTCTGTATAGCAGGTAACTGCGAGCTGTTCATAGATACACTTAATTCTCTAGAAGGGGGCCCTATGTACGTAGGAGGTTCATTTACATTAGTAGGCGTAAACCCTGTAGAGAACGACGGCGATGTTTATGGTTTAAGTAGATCCCCTCTAAACCTTACATCTTTAAAAGGCGCGCCTTTGTATGTGGGATCGACACTTAGGGTAGAGAATACAAAGATAAAAAATTGCGAGCATGCACCTCTTTATATAGGACAAGGGATCAGTTTATGCTACAACCCTGAGCTAGAAACACTCAAAGGATTACCGATCGGTCTACGAAAAACAATACGAGTTACTAATTGTCCTAAGCTAACCACAAGCGGGCTACTTGAAGGACCTAGAGACATAGAGGGCCTCGAATGTGATGCAGTACATTTTTTTGGCAATACAGACCCCTCTAGCTCTGCATACGAAGAATTTGGAAGTAGATTAAAGGACATAAAACTTAAATATTTGAGTATTCAGGCCCCATATTCTTATATAGAAAAACTACTTAATACTCTAAGTATAAAAGCTAGCAATGCTAGCAATAGAGACCGATCAAAAATAGAAGAACAAATAAATCTATTAACATCTACGCTCAATGTTGCTCGTACAAAAACCTCAAAAATGGGATATCGAGGTACTTCTACAGTTAGATACGGATCTACTGTAGCACCTAGTGCACTACATTCACTGCGCGCTGAAAGAGTAAATATAGCTATACTCTTAGATCTATAATATATACTTTTATGTCTAAAGAAAAATTTAATATACTACAGCATACACAGCCAAGTCCTGGTTTTACTAGTTATCTTCATACCAAACATATGCATTTTGATCGTAGCCTTCCCTTCGAAGCTATGGAAGTTATGAGCAGAAGATTACATGCAGGAAAATTCAAAGAATTACAAAATACCCTCTCTAATCTTGCATTTGTTGATCGTGGTGTAGCAAGCATATACTACCCAGATAATGATGCTTATATGCCTGCTATTGTTAACGGAGCAGTACTGCTGACAGAGAACTATAATCGAAGTACACTAGAGAATTTACCTGTATATGTAGGCGGGGGTCTTACGCTGAAGAACGCTGTCAGTGTGATGAGTCTTGTAGGCAGTCCTTTGTACGTAGGGGCAGAGTTATTAATAGAAAATACATCTATAGAGAATCTAAAAGGAGGACCAAATTACGTCGGACACGGATACAGGATAGGTAGGAACGAAAAACTTTTAAGTCTTGAAGGTATAAACCCAGAGGCATCAACAGTTATGTTATTTTTCAATAACCCTTCATTAACATTAGAACATCTACCTAAAAACTTAAGACATCTTGAATGCGATGCGATCCCATTCATAAAAGGGATTAGAGATGGGTCTCTAAAGAATTTAACAGTATCAGAAAATCTCTTCTTATATATTACAAAAAAAGAACTCAGTAAGCTCTCTTCTGAAGATAAAGATATATTAGCCCCTGGAAAGTACTCTACATACGATAATCTACGAGAACTCATACAACCAAACAGTACACCGTCTAAGAGAGCGTCCCGAAGTGTTCTTGCGCTTCCATACATAAACGTATCAGCTCCATTTGGACATAATGATTAATTTATAGTGCATTACAACTATATGAGCAACCAATATAATATCTTAACTAAAAAACGTTTTCTTAATTACGAGAATGATATGGATAGAGATGTAATTAATGCATTTAGAGATAAAAGAGATATCCCATCTTGGTATGATGAATCAGCTATAGAAAAAGTATCACATATACAGCAACGCTATAAAAGAGGTAGAACTAGTCTAGAAGATCTACTTAAAAATGTAGCATATAGTGACTTAATGTTTGATGCAGGTTATGTCAGGAACAATCTGTTGAACATACCAAGTATATTAGATTCATTTCTCCTTATAGATGTAGAATTTCCTGGAGATTCTCTTGAAGGAGGGCCTGTATTTGTACAGTCTTTAGAAATAACCTCTCCTAATATTAAATCTCTTAAAGGCAGCCCTGTATATGTAAACAAGAATATGAGAGTTATACTAACATCTATACAGGATCTAGAGGGATGCTCAGATGTTGGCGGGTCTATCACAATAGGTTATAACCCTAATTTAACAAGCCTCAAAGGCTTACCTCAATCAGTAAGAAATATTGCAATAAAATCAAACCCCTCTCTTAAAACATTTGAAGGTATACCTAAGAAGGGCTTACATTACTTAACTCTTGAAGCTGACGCTGATGTATTTGTGAATAGTATAAAGTTAGGTGTGTTTGAAGAGCTAAAAATAAAAGGCTTTACAGACTTTATGTCAACCAAAGAAAGTGTGCGCGAATTATCTTCTGAGGATAGAGCTATATTCAAAAAATTTAGTGAGAAGCAACATCCCGTAAGCCTTTATTCTCGATAACATAAAATACTATCAGCATATCTTTGGGATTGTGGCAGTATTGTCTTGAGCTGAAGTTGCGAGAGAATCCGATCCAGAGAACTTATCTCCTCGAGGTCTCTCATAGCTGTGATAATGTGCATGTGTACTAGCCGGATGCACGTGCGGAAAATTAAACACCGTAACAGGCCCTACTGCACATACTCCTATTCCTGTAAACCCGTCTATCGGCACAACAGACATAATAAGAGACATATATTCAGTAACCAGATCATCTATACCTTGAGCTGTTGCAAGATAACCTATCTGGCCTGGTGAGGAGTAATGTAATACGCTTTTCAAGCTTGCGCTCATTGCTTTAAGAGCAGGGCCACCAGTAGTTAGCCATCTAGCAGTCTCTCCTGTATAATCTGGAGAACTCGATGTACTAGTCTTCTCAACATCATAAGAAGTGTTCAGAGATGGAGTACTCACTCCCCCTTGCGCATATACTCCTCCCATAGTATTTAAGTTAGCAGCGCAGTGCATGCTACCTACAACGTGTACATTGGTGGCAGCCTCTCCTAACTGTATAGATTGGCCATACATTTGTACTGCAGCACCGTTTATTTTTGTTATACCATTATTATTCCCTACCACAATAGAGTTACCAGTCATCTCTATAGAGCCGCCGTGCATATTAAGCTGACCTCTTGTCTCCGTGAAAATGCCACCGCTTCCTGTACGAATGTGTAACTTATTACCGATAAACATATCGTAATTGCCGAGATCAGGGCCGTTCATCTCGAGAGGTTCATATTGCTTTATATTTTCAGTTTTAAAGCCCATAGCTCCTTCTTTTTCGTATATTTCACTTCCAGCAAGTACTTGCGTGCCTGGTATTTCTCTATAAGGCTCGAGATTATTTGGCGCCAACCCTACTACTAAAGAAGCGTTACGAGCTACTTTTACCTTATAGTCTCCGCCAAAACCTGTCTTTTTTTCTAGATCCAGTACCTTATCTTGTATTGACGATAAGTTTGCTACGTACTCCTCATCTGTAGCTGTTGCTTGAGGGCCTCCTGTGTATGTAGGAACTCTATGATTCGTACAAGTACCGCAAGAAGTACTTGTCATAAACTTTTTTTGCTTACCAATTTTTATAGGTTTCAGCGCTACACTGAGTATTTCTTTCGCAAACCCCGGCACTGCTCCAGTTCTCGGTAGCATTTTATTAAGAGCTTTATTAAGAGTACGTAGTACAGTATTTATTATACCGTCTCCCTTAGTTGATAATATAGTTCTGTTACAATTGGGACAAGGTGCTGTTCCGGTAGGGACAATAGTGTTCTTTCTCTTATTGTGTACAGGCTCGATAGCTTCATATATAGCTTGCGCCGCACTCACAGAGTCAGAATCCCATTTGCCTATCTCTAGAGTAAAATCCTCTCCTATAGTTAGATTGTTTTCTCCTGCCACATACTCGCTGTTATCTCCGAAAACAGAATGAAACTCATCCCCATCCGTTGTACGAGATCTCCGTACTGGAGCATAATCTACTGTTCCAGTACTCATCATTTCTAACGTACCACCACCCTGAGTAGATATCTTAAATCCACTCTCTTCTATATCTCCCTCAACACTGTCATGTCTTACTTGAGTCAATAGTTCTATGGCTCCTGCCCCGGGCTGAACCATAGAGGTAGTTAACACTCTATCTGTTTCAGTACTTACAGGGCCTTTTGATCCTCCTGAAGATCTCTGCTTAACACCGACCCAGTCTTCTGTTACTATATGCTGTGCAAAGTAAACTGGGTACATAGGGTCCCCACCCTCAAAAAACACCCATACATGTGCACCAGGTGTAGGGGTAGAGAATATACCGCCTGGCAAACCATCTAATGGTGTACTTACATTTCTATCTGCTAGAGGGTTAGCAGATTTAAACATGTCAAAAATAGCAGTTATAGGGTTCTCTGTACCTTGCGTCTTTGTGTCCTTAGCAACAGTACTTGAAGCTTTAGCGCCACGGCCACTGTCATATGCGGTACCTTCTGCTTTAGCTGTAGCGAGAGAAATTTCTGTGCTATCTTTTGCTTTGTTGAGCCATGACTGCTGTACAGCAAAGTCTTCTTTTGTTTTAGGTTCAATTATCTGATTAAAAGTCTTTTCGTTAGCTTTATCTCTTAGACCGTACCACTTATACTGTCCTTTACTATTTGATGTAGCCTTAATAGCTGCTCTAAAGTTTCCTTGTGCAGCAAGAGTATATGCTTTAGGGTTATACGATCGCAAATACTCTATACCTGCGTTTAACTGAGCAAGCTTAGACGTCTTATCTAGCCCTACTCCATTCAAGCTTCTAGGGTCTCCTTGAAACTTACTTTTTACACTAGCTGCGTCATTACTATTTGTACGCAAGAAGCCTAGATCAGCATACAAGTCATATGCAGCAGAAGGACTCAGACCTCTCTTTATACCGTCATTTATGTTACTATTAGCAATTTGTGTACGTCTGCCTTTGCTATTATAAAGGGTTACAGTCTTATTATCTAAGTTTGAGTACGCTTCTCCTGTATTCCAGCCTGACTCAGAATAGCCTATAGCAGTAACAAATATCTCTAAGTTTCGTCTCTCAATTTCTTTAGAAACAGGCTTGTCGGTAACTGATATATCTCCAGATATATGATATTCACTTGAAGATGTAGGGGCATCTGTTTTAACAGGAGATGTATTCTTAGTATCGGCGGCCGTGCCAGAGGTGTTTGTAGCTTGCTTGGTAGTAGGGTTATAATATGTAGCACTACCACCACCAAATAAAGGAGCGGCATATTCAGCCCATGGCAATAGAGGTTCAATTTGCTCTAGAAGCTCGGAGGGAAAATTATCAATAGTATTGTCTCCCAGGCTTCTTAGATATAGATCCTCCTTCAAAGAGTTAACTTGCTTTACTAAAGGCAAGCTCACCTGTGGCACAAAGATCTTAACTCTGTTCCTTTCTTCAGGGTCAGAATTACTTAAAACAATACCTCTATAGTTACCAAAAAACTTCTCCATACATTAAAACAATCGCGTATTTGTATACGCTCTATAATTAATCTTGTTGCCTGAACGGTCAACTTGCTGCACAGAGCCGTCTATACTTAAGCGAGGTAACACGAATATAGGATTTACTGTAGGGTTGTACTGATATTGTGAAGAGCCAAAATGAAATGGCTGAGCAAATGTAAATGTAATGCCGCCCTTTTTCTTAGCATTACCTATGAATAGTTTTTTCTTACCCTTGAGTACATTTTTAACAAAAGCACTACGTATACCATTACCGATAAAGCCTTTTGCGTTTGTAGATAAAGCCTGTATTATACCGAGCGTTTTTTGAGCGTCCTTAGGTAGCTGACTTATTAACCAATTTATACTTGAGTATCTTCTAAGTACCTTAAGAGAGTTTAATAGAGGTGCTTCTATTTTAGTTTGTAGGTTTGAGACCTTATCCAACCCGGGTATAGCTATGTTAATGTTTGTACCCAGAGCTTCATACATATAGGTAAATATACCTTTCTCAGTTATAGTAGTTAGTTCATTGCTCAAGTCTGCAAAGATATTAGTCATAACTGACTCTCCTTCTGCTGCACCGAGTAGAGTGTTTACAAAGTCTTTTAGATTCTCTCCAAAATCTTTGAGAAAGCCTCCAATTTCTGCAAAAACACTCTCTAATACACTAGGTAAAGCTGTTTGCTCTAATAACCAATCAAGAGCTGACATTAACAATATAGTTAAAGCTTTAATAGCAGCTTTTATTTTGCGCTGCAGCTTTACTACAGCAGCTTGAAAGTTTTGAAATATTTGATTTATTGCATCTATAGCTTGCTCAAGCTCTTCTCTAATAGTATATAGTAGTGTACGAGCGCTATTGAACATATCTGCTGGTATATTAGCAAATCTGTTTTCTTTCATCTTAGCGTTTAAAGTAGCCCACCCACTATTAAAAACATCTTTGCCGTTCTCTCTACTTGATACCCGTTTAAATATACTTTTTGTAGCGCTATTTCCAGGCAATGAGCTGTCTATGTTATCCTGATCTGCATCCTCTTTTATACGCCTAGCTCTATGTTCCGCAGTTGCTTTGCGTATTCTTGCCGCAGCTATATTGAGCTGATCTAGACCAAAAGAGGCTGCCTCATCTATAGCGTTTAAAGTTTGTGTTATTGAAGACCCTAACCTGTCTGTAGTCTCAGAGAAAAAGCCATCTACTCCTATAGCAGTCTTAGCAGTTATTGCTTGTAAGCTATTTATATGCTTTAACTTGCGTAAGCTACGCGCCACGTAAGAGTCTGTTGCACCCGTTTCATCGGCTACAGTAGAAATCTTATCATACTCTTCCTGTACTTTATCTGCATTTAAATTCTTACTACCAGCTGGACCTAACCCGTCAGAAGTATTTCTTGTTTTATTGAGATATGTAATCCACTTTAATCTCTCTGCGTTTCCGCCGCTGCTCCATAAAGGAAGATAAGGCTTAAGCGTGTTGAATTCGGCCCAAGTTAACCCTGCTACAGGGCTTGCAGATTCTTTTACGTTAGATATATTCTTAGGTACAGCCATATGTTAAACTTTTGAAGTGCTTGGTGTCAACGAATCAGTAGTTTTTAGCTTTGTATAGCTGCTGACTCTAACAGCTATACAATTGTTAGTGTATCCGTTATCTTTATTTATTGTGTGAGTTACTTCTGTGAGAAGCCATTGACCGTTAAACTTTTTCTCAAAATCGTTAAGTCTGTCTACATTAGAGATTATGTTAATAAATTTACCTGGAGTTCTAACAGTAAGTCCTTTTGCAGAGAATGTTATTGCTTGATTTAGAAATACGCTGCGCATAATCATATCATTACGAGACGCATATTGAGCTGCTACTGTTTGATGTACAGTGTGCTGTATCTTAGTATTTACACCGTTTAGTTTGGCTTTATTTGTAGATAATAAAGGCTCATGTCTAGAGCCGTTATATAGGTTATTTTTTATAATCTTCTCCTTAACAGCAGTATGTACCGCTTCAATACTGTTTTGCTTACAATATATAGACCAGGTACTTGAGGCTATATCATATTGAACTACAGGTCTATTAGTAATACTCATATCATCAACCCCTGACATAGGCGCAATATTATAGTTATATATTATAGAAGTATTAGGTATATGTATGTTAACTAATTTTCCGTTTACATAGCTTTGACCTATATCATATGTTATATTAACAGACGGGTAATCTTCTGTATTAGTAATTGACTGTAGAGTAAGCGTTTCTACGCACCCTTCTTGAAGATTATTATTTGGGGAAGCTTTTTCAAAAATCTTGTCTATACCTACTAAACTCCATTCTTTTTTATATCTGTGAAGACGTAAGATACCCGGCAAAAAATTCATCTCATATTTCTCTGTACCATCTCTAACATAGCTATCTGAAGCTATATAGTTACTGAGCAAGTAGGATAAGTTATCATTTACATTGTAGGTAGCTGGAGTAGTATAAAATATATAGTTAGTATCTGACCCCTCGTCCCACTCCTTACTAAATGCTGCAACGCTTATGTCAGGCTCTTCTATGCTACCTTCTTCAGAAAAGCCTATCATAAGCTCTTTTTGCTCAGTAAAGATACTCTCTTCGTCCTGTATCTCAGGGGAGTTACAAACTGTCTGAATAAAGTCTTTAACAGATGCGCCTATCAGACACTTACCTTCTTTGGCATTAATAAGCAGAGCAGGGTTAGTAGAGTTAGTACCAGATTGATTAGCGATAACTCTTGTAGCAAGATATCTTGTTGACCACAATATGCTTGACTCTTCAAATATTTGAAAACGCTCATCAACAAATTCTAGCTGCTTAAATTTCTCAATACCGTTTGTACTAGAGACGTCTTGTATTGATACAACTGCAAAATCATAGTTAATCTCCCAATCTTCAGCAAATTTTGTATCAATGTTTTCTTCGAGATTGATGTTTGCTATAGGAAAGAATCGAATATTTAGCCGGTTACGACCATCAGAGCGGAATGTGTATATATTACCTTGGTAGCTTTTTGTATTATCAATATCTCCTCTCTCAAAAAATTCTAAGTCGTTTTTAAGTAAAAGAGAGCCAGATGTAACCCACGATAAGAGAGACTCTTTTATAGTTATTAGCTCTATAAAACCTTGAGGTATCTCTATCTTTTGTACACCATTGTATAATGTAGCTTTGAAATGATAGAATTGATCGTTAAGGTTTACTGTAAATTTTGAGTCTAGAGGATCCATAGCTATTTGCACTCTGGTGCCAACAGCTCTACCTTCATTTGATCAAAAACAAAAGTTGAGGTGCACCCTATTTCTTCAGTTCTCTTATAATCAAACTCAATTTCACTTAACTTTGTTATAAAAACATTATTATACGCAAAACGTACTACTTTATTATTATATTCATCTAAGCCGTATATTTCAAAAGAAGTAACATAATCTCTAAAGCTATTTGTTAAAGGTTTGGTTATTGCTGTATCAAAGAAGCCTGTGGAAGCTTCATTATACAAATCTAGCCAATTCCACAATAGCCAGTAATTGAAGAATCTATTATCTATCACACACCCTAAAGTCAGAGAGGAGTATGACGGTCTACTAAAGCTTGTAGTCTTATGTACTTGACCAGCGTATGGAGAATCTATCTCAGCAACTGACACAGAAGGCACTGGCGTACCATAGACACTAAATTGTAGACTATTAGAATCTAAGGTCTTGAAATTTTCATTGCATGTACTGTTTCTATAAAGCTTGTTTGCTCTATTTTTTAAGGCTATAGGGATGTCCAGTACAGCAAGAAACTTATCTCTACGGGCTTTGTTGTAAATTGTCTGATCCATACTAATAATCGAGAAGCCATGCTATATCCTCCATATCTACAAAAGATCTGTCAGTCATCTTAGGTCGAATGATATTTAAGTTATAGAAGTCTTTATTAGTATTTATCTCAAGCCCTTCTTCTGCATTATCTTCGTTATTGTTGTCTTGTTGCTGTATAAGAGCGCTCTTACTAATAAGATGTGAGGTATCCTCAAAACCAGAGATATGCTTAGGCAAGCCTTGAGCATCAAAATCTATTACATCAAAATGTTTCTGTACTATCTCAGGAAAAAGTACAAACAATCCCCATGTAAGAGACATAACTCTGTCGTCGTGAGTTTCAGAACTTTTTCTCTGCCAAGTGTCATTAGGCATTTTTACAAACGTTTCAAACTCCTGTAAAGTATCTAAATCTCTTAAAGTAACTACTCGAAGCTTATTAAACCAATAACGCATGTTGCGTATGCCGTGGTACTTCGTATTTGTATGGGCCAATATACCTGATCTATGATTAGAATTATACTTTATCTGAGAGCTGTGAGTATAATTAACGAGATTTGGATATTCGTGTGTTTGTATTAAAGCATCTACGACACCTCCTCCGCAATTGTTTCTCTCCACTGCTAGCGGCGGGTTTCCCCACTGCTTGGCTATTTCTACTAACTTTGTAGTAAAGTGATATGGATCAAGCTTGTTGTTAGCATATACAGCAACTTGCTCTATATTAGTCAGATCTGTTATATCCATTACCTGTATTACAGAATAGTTACGACCTACCCCTTCACCAATATCTACTCCTATCGTATACAGCTTACCTGCTTCAGGTCTTTTCCATATTTTATAGTCTCCATCATCAAGCACTATAACAGGTTTTTGTAACTTCGCTCGCATGCCTTCTATTACGTCGAAGTCTAGAACAGATTCTGCTTCTTCTATAAAAGAGTTACCAAACTCAATATTAAATGCCTCTACAGAGCCTAAAAGCTTTATTTGCTCTTGTCTCCATACTTCATCTCTCTCTGGTCTCTCCCACCAGTCTACTCGGGTATGGGCCCATCCGTTTTCTCCTTTTAGTGCGCCGTTGTATAAATCATAAAACTTATTCTGTGTACCATTAGGTGTACTAATGACGATGATCTTTGATTTCTTCGAGGTTGAGATGGTAGGTATGGCACTTCTCCATAGCTCATTTAAAATTTTCTTATCAATAAATGCAAACTCATCTACAATAAGAACATTAACAGAACCACCACGAGCAGCGCTAGAACTAGTAGCGCTGATTGTTATTGTAGAGTCGTTAGTGAATACAATACCATCTTTTCGCCAAGATTTGACGCCAGGTTTTAAGAAGTTAGGTAGCTGTTCGTATGCCATCTTAACTCTCTCAAATTGCTCTATAGCTGTATCTTCTTTGTTAGCTATAATAACAATTTTTTTGTTGTCTTGAAAGCAAGCCGTCCATAGAGCATATATAGCAACAACTGTTGACTTGCCCATCTGTCGAGATGCAAGGATAACACTAAATCTATTATCCTTAAGCATTTGTAATATTTTTTGCTGGAACTCAAATAGCTTAATCTTTTCTTTACCCTGATCGAGAACAGTAATATAGAAGTGCTCCTGGGCAAATCTGAGTATACTGTCTGCACAGGATCGTACCTCTGCAAGCATTTCCTCTGTCCAAGTAAAGGTAGCTCCTTTCCTGGGCAGATTCTCATTACCCATGTAATGAGATGAACCTAGATTTAGCTCTTCTATTTCTTTTGACATACTACCACTTACCTACAGGACAGTTTGCAGCCTTAAGGTAAGTTTTCGTAGCCATATAACATCCGCACTTAGAGCATCTAGTATTATCTACATAAAATTCACACGCTTGACACACAGCTAATCTCTTTTCTGCTTCTTCTGCTGTAAGAGATATGCCTTCTCCTGCTACAGCAGATCTTACTGTTGCAGCTGCTGTCTTTAATAGATCCTTACCCATATCTACCATAGACGGCATAGTATGTTCTTGAGCTTGTTTTAATTGCTGTTCTCTTATGTTATCCATATGTTTATTAAACATGCTAACTATTATTTATCTGTGTTAGTAAGGCTACAACTACATTTTTATTTAGTATACGTAGAGGAGAGTAATGTATAGGCATCTTAGTAGGGTCGTTAATATTATTTGCAGCGCATATGATCCACCATAAGTCTATAGTATTGTAGTACCTGTAAGATAGACCTGTATACGAATCTCCTTTAACTGGGTAATGTAGAGTAAAGAAGCTCGGCAATATGTCTTGATCTACGCTAACTGTATTTAATAAATTATAGAAATATCTTCCATCTGAGTCTTGATAAATTTTAAATAAATTTTCAAGTCTTGCGCTCTCGAGAGAAGGTAGATCTGCTATGTCGTTTTGTTTATTCATATCCTATCTGGTAGAGCCAGTACCCATTTTTGCGGCCTGCATTATTCTCGGCATTACATACCCTGTTTGCGGGTTTTTTAACGGTGGCGGTATCTTTGATGGAGGAGCTGCTATACCGTTTCTATTAAGCGTACTAGAATTGCTCGTCCCTGTCTGATTAGACGGTGCCGTCGTACCAAATATTTTTTCTGCTAGGGATATTGTAAGAGAGTTTTGAGGTGCTCGAGCAGTAATCAACGGTACATTGTCCCACGAAGCTTGTAATACATTTCTACTCAATGTAATCATTTCAGTCAGTGATATAGTGACTTGATATGCCTCGGGTAGGGTGTACCAGGTAGAGTCTTCAGATAACTGTACTCTTCTTTGTACACCTAAATTCTTAACAGTTATATTATTAATGAACATGAGAGGTCTTGAATAGAACGCAGACACCTCAGATGTATCTCTTACACTAAACACATATGGAGACTCGTAAGCAAAAAAAGATGTTCTGTCCTTTACAGACCAATATAACATTCTATTAATTAAATCTATGTTAGAACGCACACTACCTCCATCAAAAATATTATACAAAGGAAAAGTTACAGCTACAGTACTACGATCTGTGCCGTTAAAGTACATAGGCTGTTCAGTACCACTATAAGGAGCTTTTACACCGGCTTGTTGTTTTATTATAGACTTTGTTAATTGATCTATACCTTTATCCTCAAATAGAGAAGGGATACCACTTAAACCGAGAGCTACTGTTGCTTGATTACCAAGCTTTGCAGCTATATCAGCAGATAACTCAAGAGCAGATCCATATAGAGATTTAGCGTCTTCAACTATTTTCTCACTCCAGGAGCTAGATGCATCTAAGGGGGTCTCTACAAAATAAGGCAACCTAATAGTGAGATTCTCATCCTTAAGGTCATACAGACCTGTATATGGATCTCCCGACACCCCGGCACCTGATCCTGGGTTGACCGTCTCTTTCATAACGTTTAAAGCGTTTGTAGCTCTAGTAGTAAAAGCATTCTTTATTGCGCCTTCAAAACTGCTCTTGCCTAGTATCTTACTAAGATATGTTAGCTGCTGATTACCTGTTACAGAGAAAGCCTTTAACTCAATAGCAGGTATTCTGTCTATAAAATCAGGGTCTTTTCTGTCTTGAGATAGACACCAATCGTAATCCTTCACAACGTTTATTATTGAGGTACCAGCCATAAGAAGTTAATAATACTTATTGATACTATCTTGTTAATAATCCCCCTGCATTAGATAAAGCAAGTGTTTGATTAGCAAACGCTCTAGTACTTGCTATAGGCGCTGCAGATGTATAGCTAGCTATCTTCTCTATAGGGGCAGATGTAGGTGGGGAGGGTAATGAAGGAGCAGACTCTTTTCTAGAGTTAGAAGCTCCCATATTCATACTTTTGTTTGCAAAGATATCTCCCTTGGCAATAGTTTGTTCTAGACTCTGCACAGCTCTTACAATATCATCAAGTTTACTATTTTGCTCAGACCATTGCGCGCTATCATCTGTCGGCACTATCATACTTGCGTCTGATGTAATAGACCTTACAGGAGATGTTTCTTGTGCAGCAGTAGAGACTCTAGGCTCTGTAGAAGACTTTGATTCTTTAGGTTTATCCCTCTCATCATCTGCTGCAACTTTTGCTACGTTAACTAGTTTTTTATTTCTCTCAATTAGTTTCTCTGCTCTTTGCTGTGCTTGTCTTAAACTCTCTCCCTCATTCATTGAAGGCGCTACTTCCTTTACAATATCTTTTGGTTTTGCAGTCTCTGATACGTCTTCTGTTCTAGGTGTTTGTGTGTTTTTTTCTCTAAGTTCTCTGTCTTTCTTAGCTTCTTCAAGAACTCTTCTAGCTCTGTCTGCAACAGTATTACTCTGGGGTTTTTTAGGTCTGCTTTCTTGTCTCTTTACTTCTTCGTCGCTTTTAGTTCTACCCATACGACCAACTGAACCTTGCGCTTCATATGGAGTTCTAACACTTGCAGGAGAACCAGAAAAAGCATCCTGAGCATACCTTAAAAGCAATCCTCTACTTGTTTTAGTTGGTCTCTTGAGATCTGCTTCTTTTTGAGACTTTATAAATTCCTGAAGACGCTTGTCTTCTGCTTCCTGCCCTCCAGCCCTCTCCCAAGCCATGTAATCATCATACTCTTTGATCGCTTGCTCTGTTATTTTTTGAGCGTTCTTCTCTCCTGCGCTTGCACCAAAGCCACGACCAATCTGTTTTCCACCAAAGCCTCCAGCAATCCCGAGCCCCACTGCAGGTAGAAGCCCTATCCCGCCCGTGGCAAGCCCTACTAGAGCAGGCAATAATATAGAGCCAGCTATAGAGCCTATTGCCCCTCCTGCAATTTCTCCTTTTTTAGTCTCTCTTTCTCGAATGTTTGTCAGCTTGCTTGCTTCCCCATACTCTTCCATAGCAGTAAGAGCCTCATACCCTGCAGCAAGTATACCAAGAGGCTTGAGAGCTCCACCAGCTTTACCTAGTATCTTACCCATAACTCCAGAAGAAGCTCTTGATGCTCCAGCTGTTGCAGCTCCAGTAGCACCTGCAGCTGCAGATCGACCAAGCAACCCCCCAGCAGCTACTGCAGCTGCAGTCGGTACGCCACCGCCTATACCGCCAGAACCACTGATCATCTGAAGAGCGCGGCTTTTTGTACCTTCCTCTTTTAAAGTATCGTCTATTGCTCTTAAAGCTTTTAATATTTTGTTATCTGACGCTACGTTTTTTATAAAAATCTCGTTTCCTATTTCTGTAGCTAATTCATCAATAGTACTTTGAGATAGCGAGACAGTACTTGGCTTTGTATCGCTTTCTTTATTTTCTGATGCATCAGTAGAAGTAATATTAGGTACAGTAGATGATTCTCTACTTTTGCTAGGAGTTGATGGTTCCGTGCTTTTACTCTCAGGTGGGCTTTTAGTAGTAAAATCTTTAGATGCAGCTACATCCTTATCTACATTCTCTTTTGAATAGGTTTGCTCTCTTTTATCTTGTATCTTCTCTTGAGTGGGAGGGATCTTCGCTAGACGTTCTTCGAGATCTGCTATTTGTATGTCAATAGCTGCTATTTGAGCATCTTTAGCCTCTTTGAGAGATGTGACTCTATTGAGTATCTCTTCAAAAGAGCTATCTCTAGTCTGCAAGCCTCTATTTATAAGCTTATCTATAAGTTCTTGTACAGCTTGTGTTTGAGTGTTTAATTCTTCTGCTGTATCAGCCGCTTGAGCAGTTGTATCCTTAGTATTTTGCTGAATAGCATCTAAGCTGTCATTTTGCTTCTCTAGTACAGAAACTAGCTGCTTATTTTGTGACTCTGCAGCATTTGAAGCTTTATCCACAGCTTCTGTTAAAGCCTTTAATAGTCTTATTATCTTAGAATTATCTTCAGAGCTCATCGTTATAATACTTATCTACTAGATATTTACTAGAAGAAGAGTACTAACAACATCGGCGAGAGACACATCGTTTACGCTATATATTCTCTCTCTTTCGTTTTTTATATTAGAAATAAACTCATATGTCTTGTTGAGCAGACTAAAAGGTAGTAGCTCAATAACATCTCCAGCTTTTACTATATTACTACTAGTTATATCAAAGTGCTGATCCTTTACTGTAATACTCTTAACACACTTAAGAGCTTCAACTAATAGCATTTGTACTACATATACTGACTTCTTTTCTTCATCTTCTAGTACGTTTGCTGGTGGATTTATATACATAACATCATCGATACCTACACTAGGTATACCTAGGGTGAGAGTAATATCCCCTTCTGCTACCTTAACATCTGTAAATGTGTTGTTAAAGTATTTCTCCTTTAAGCTATGTATAATATCGCTTGCTCTAACATCTTTATTATTCTGTAGGGAGATAGAGCTTTTTATATTATCTCTATAATGTAATATAATAGAATCCCTATCATATAAAGATAAAGATAACAGATCTATATCTTGTTCTGTACAGTTTTCTTTTATTACCTTTAGCAAATGCTTGTTAAGATCGTGTACAGTACTGTTAGAGTTAATATTAATCTTTAAGAATTCTTTTTGCTGAGCAGCAGTAAGACAAACAAAGCTTACCTCTTTCCCTAAAGAAGGAAGCCATATTTGGATAGTATTTTTGCTCGCTGCTTCTTTCATTAAAGAAACTATAAGATCTATATTGTTACTCATGTTTTTATTTATAAAGTTTATTGGCTATTCAACGAATTATAGTAATCTGTCACATTGATAGGGTCTTTGTCTTGATTACCAGCATTATTTGTTCGTTGGTATTGTTTACGTATAAAACTAATATATAGCTCCCTTTCAAGCTCACACATTCCCATAACAGCTTTATAGTCTATATTACCTATACTCGTTAATGTATACACTTGTTCATGTACAGTAGCTAGATCAGAGCTATATAAAAATTCTATATATTTAAATAGATCTGCTCCAAGTATATCGCAATGTATATCTGTATTATTATAAGCTTTGTATAGTACTATGCTTTTAAATTTTTTTTGAGTTGCCTGTATATACTCAACTACTTTAGAGTATAGATGTACACTAAGACTAGCACACAAAATATTTCTTTCTTCTAAAGAAAATGTTTTAAGATCATATTCTATATCTTGATTGTTAATAATAATTTTTTGTACAAAAAGAGGGACATATGCGCTGATGTCATTTACATCATTAATAATTTCAATTATATGAAATATATCGCAAGCATTTGGAATGTCACATACTATAGTGAGATCCTTACTCTCAAATGTATTAGGCTTGTGTTTTAATATTAAATTAATAAAGCTATAATACACATTATTGATATCAAGTTTGTACTCTGCCTCTCTGTTTCCATTTAAGAGTACTTTTAAATCTATATTAGAACCTATACTTACTATACGAGTCTTTATATATAGTAAAAAGAGATCTATATATGTACATCTCTCCTTTCTACCATTAATACATTTATCGAGAGACTCAACTAAAACTTTATATTTGTCAAATGCGTTTTCTTCAAAAGTAATACACTTAAGTAACTTAATCTGATTAAGAGTATTTAACTCAGTTATAAATACTTCTCTATCAGATATTTCATATTTATAATTTATACCTAAATCTGACATACTAGGTCACTGTATAGCGTTGATATTGAAATGTAGTGTTCATCTTTACTAGCCCTGCACTACTATAGCTATAGCTTTGCTCGGGTACAGATATAGGTACACAGTCGTAAAATTTAAATGTCTTGCGTATGGTAGGTACATGTGTTTTTTGTGTACTTCCATCTTCAAGCATCTTTGCTGACCCTACTTTAACAAAGTCTGCTATTATATTAGTTCTGAAATTTATAGCCACTAGTCCCCACTTTGCACATATATTTACCCAGGGCCTTATAACCAAGTCTACTACAGACATGTTACTTTCCATGAAAGCTATAGTTAAAGTGTGTCTATCTGATCTGTTACCTATTACAGCTGGAAACTGTATATTACCTGCTCCAGGTAGGGCAGGCACCGTAATAGAATCAACCGCCTCTCCTGGTATACTAATGCCTTGCACATATAAACAGGTTTGAGTCAAAACGCCTGTTTCTGTATTAATAGCTCTAGTGTTTATTAATCTGTTTATTCTCGACCCTATTTCATTACTGTTCTCTACGATAGAGGTAGAGCTATTGCGCTGGATCTCTCGGGCTAATTGATTAAAAAAAGCATATACGTCTCCTACCCCTGTAGGTTCAAATCTCACTGTCCAATACTCTGCTTTCGCAGGTTTAAAGTCAGTAACAGCAAGACTGTCATTCGCAGCACCTCTTCTCTCTCCTATAAAGAGAGCATTATAAAAAGTCTCAAGCTGTGTGTAAAATGTACTGTCTAATGTAGATTTATCTGAAAGTGATGACATAGAAAGCCCCTCTTGGTACTTATACTTATACCAAGAGGGGATATTTATATTCTATATAGATTATAGATTAGAACACTGTTAAATCTTCCCCGCCCACGCCAAGTAAGTTTCTCGGCTGAGCTGGCTTTCTTGTAACATTGTTAACATTGTCAGATACTCTCCAGTATTGATATGCAAACGTCGCATCAATAGTGACAATTGCGCCGGTTCCTGCTAGAGTATAGCTAATGTCCCCTAAGGTCGTAAGCCATGCACCAAAAAGAGTTATCTCTCTCGTAACATCCCCTCTACCATCTAAACTGACGATCTTTATAAGGTTAGAGTCATCTCTATCAGGTATATTAGCCCCTGTACTATTCTTATCGTTGAAGGCAAGAGCATTCCACTCTGTAAGCTTCTCTACAATACCTAGAGATTCATCACACTTAAGAGACACTCTCCATGCATTAGAGCCACTATAAGACGCTACCCCTGGTACTCTGAAGTCAAGCCCCAAATAAGGTACGTTGACCACAGACACTGTCCTGCCTGGTAAAGTTGCAGTATTTAGGTAGAGCAACTCGCTATCTTCTTTATCAAGATTAACACTTAAGAGTTTAGTGACTCTAAATTGAAAATCTCTCGCAAAGCCTTTGTTAATAGCTCTGTCGTAAAAGTTTTGTATACCTGATTTTTGGAATATGTCACTCATATGTTATATTAATA